GATTGTTTATCTAAACCAGGCTTTAGTCTGATTTTATGTAGCATATAAAACTCCTGATTTTAAATTATACTAGATTTGTAGAGGAATCAACTTCTATCCATGGAGAGGGGGGATACCTAACATAGGCCTTTTATCAAATTTATTCTTTTCTGCAAAGGGTCCATTCGCATGGTTATAATGAAGAAAAACTTGAGCGCAGACGTTGCCTTTAAAAGGTTCTCGCCAATGCTCGAGTTCGCACCCACTATAGATTAACATATCGCCTATATCTAAAAGAACTTCATTACCTTTAGAGGAATTACGCTTACCCGTAGGATCGATGAAAATAGACCACTTAGCTCCACCTAAATAAATGGTTGTGGAAACTTCACAACTTGGTCGATCTTTATGGCGTTTAAGAATATCTCCGTGTTTATAAAGACGGGCATAAGAATAAGTAGGAACCAACTCAAGTCCTACGTCTTTTTGCATGCGAGGAAGAACTTTCATTAAAAGTGTATCCATAAGTGGATCTCCGTAGATAGAATAAGTATTAGGAACCTGTGGATCCTTCCATGTTCCTAGGAAAGGAGTTTCCTGAATTACCTTATTCTTATACGCCCACGCTATAGCCTTTCTTTTTAAAATAAAATAATCATATATAAAATCAGCTAATTCAAGGGATAGAGCCTTTTTTATTATTGCGTAGCCGTCTTCTTTATAATTCATAATAATTCTTCTTTAAAAAATCATACATAGTAGGAAGACCCTTTACAGCTTTTTTCCAATTATTTTTTCTTTTGTCTAAACGATTAGCAATTTGTTTCCATTTGTTTTTCCAATCATCCATATCTGGTTGTACGTTTCCTTTTATTAAAGATGGAATATCAGTTGGTCCCCAGTGCATACCGGCTGAAATACAATGAATACCTGCATCAGGATCACCAAAGTGATAATCAACTCCTCTATTATAGATAGCACGACTAAATCCTGCGTATGAATCAGAGACTAAATTTAATACTTTTTCTGACCATTGTTTATTAAAATTATTTCTCCAATAGGGAGTGTCTTGTCTATGAGAAAGAGCATAATGCATGGCTACAAATTCCATGAAACCATAATGAGCATTCTTGCACATTGCTGTGAAGGCATCTTTATCCCATTGTGAAACCGACCTTCTTTGTAAGGTTCTAACTAATTGAAAAACAAACTCATGTACTGAAAACAGACCATTACTCTCTAAAGGTTCTATAAAACCTGCTGAAAGTCCAATAGCACAAACGTTTTTTACCCATAATCGTTGATGAATCCCAGTTCTAAATTTAATCTTTTTAAATTCTAATTCTGTGGTTCCGATGTGTTTTTGAAATTCTTTTAAAGCATCCTCATCACTAATAAATTTATCTGAATAAACATAACCACTTCCCATACGGCTCCATAAAGGAATATTCCATACCCATCCATTTTCAACAGCAGTGCAGTTGGTATAACCTACTAACTGTTTCTTCTTATTGGTATAAGGAATTTTAGTAGCCCACGCGCTGTTATTATTATTAGGAAGAGTGGAATCCATATTGATGAAGGGTTCGTTAAGAGTTTGTTCCAATAGTAAAGATTTAAAGCCTGTACAATCAATAAATAGATCAGCTTTATATTTTTTATTTAAAGTTTTAATTCCATTTTTATCTTGCTCTATTGTTTTAATTTCTTCTTTAATATGGTTTAACCCTGCTGGAATACAGACATGATCTCTTAGCCATAAACCAAACTTGGTAGCATCAAATTGAAAAGCGGTATGTTTATGAAACTTAAAAGGTATAATGTTAAATTTATTAAAAAAACATTTATTCTCATTAACCAAAGCCATCTGAGGATAGTTACAAGTGGCATAATCAGAGTAAGGGGTTTGAGGATATAAAAATTTTTTAAACCACCAATCATTCAGTGCTGAGTGATTGCCTTCAAGATAAGGATCTCCAAAAGGATAATGGAAAGCTTCGTCTTTTTGATAGAAATCGGTAAACTTAATGCTGAGTTTATAGGTAGCATCGCATGCTGCCATAAAATCTTTATCTTTAATATCCACCAAAGCTTGCCATCCTCTAATATGACCGAGAGTACTTTCCCCTACTCCTACTGTTGGAATATTTGGACTCTCAATTAAAGAAAAGTTTTTATGAGGAAAGCATTTAATAAGAGTAGCCATTGTCATCCACCCTGCTGTACCTCCTCCGACAACAATAATTTTATTAATTCCCATAATGAATTTTATCCATATATTCCTTATTGTCCTTCACGAATACGAGTTAAATAATCTTTGTGATTAAATAAATTATATAATTTTCTTTCTTTATACGTTTTATACTTTTGTTGCATGAGCGTCTGTAAATAAAAAGGATAGGACTTAACCTCCTGGGTAATGGCCTTACGATTAAAATAATTTACACCATACAGGATTAAGATAAAGTTACGATTACGGAATAATAGAAGGGCAGCTTGAAAGTCTTGTACAAGAGGTAAATGATGTTTCCAATATTCGAGTTGTTCTTTAAATTCTGAACTAAAAGTTATCATCTCATTTTTCCAGAACGGAGTATTTTTATTTACTAAATAATGAATAGCTATAAAGTTTCTTACATTACTACAGATAGAAGACCACTGTTCATTATATTTAATAATAACTTTTTCATCATAATCATTGAGATAATGACATAATAAAAAGGCCTGATGTAATGAAACGCTAATTGAACTAGCTTCTAAAGGTTCTGCAAAAATAGCACTTAATCCAACAGCAACACAATTTTTAACCCAGCACTTATCTAAAGCACCGTCTTGAAATTTAATATTCTTCGCAACCTCAATACTATGCCCTAATACTTTTTCTACTTCTGCCTTAGCCTGATCTTTATTGATGTAGTTGTTATTATAAACATAACCATTTCCCCATCGCCCATACGTAGGTATTCTCCACATCCATCCAGAATCCATTGCTTGTGCTAAAGTCCAACAATTATAATTATCGGTGTCTGAAGTTTGAAAAGCAATAGCTTCATTCAGTAAAAGATTAAAAGACTTCCACTTGGCATTAAGTTTAGAAATGAGAAGTTTCTTAAACCCACTACAATCAATATAAAAATCTGCTGAGTAAGTTCGTTTTTGTCCTTTCAGCTTTTCTATTTTATCTGTTACTTCAACATCCTCGATAATGTCTTCAATAAATTTTATCTTCTTTTCTTTACATTTCTTAACTAAAAAATTATTCAGTTTTAAAGTATTAAAATGATATTGATTAATTTGTGAATCACTAGACACCTTATTATTCCACATAAGGGGAGATAACATATCTTGAAACGAAGTGCCCTTACTAATATGATAAGCGTAATATAGTTCGTATTGAGCTACGGTAAATTGCTGAGGCGCTGACTGAATGATTTGATCTTTATCAACAAAATGAAAATAAGGTTTAGGAGTCCAATTTCTAAACATAACTCCAAATTTAAAGGTAGCATCTGTTTCACAAACTAATTCTTTTTGTGTAATACCACACATATCCATAAAAGCAGACCAATGCTCAGTCGTGCCTTCTCCAACACCTATAATACCAATTTGACTAGATTTTATAATTTTAATATCTACAGACTCAAATCTTGTTTTAAGAATTAAGGCTGTTGTTAAACCCGCAGTCCCTCCTCCTACAATAATAATTTTATTTACTGCCATGGACGTCCTAAATGCCACATAGGCATACTGTATCTAATTCCTTTAGTTACAGGTTTAAGGCGATGTTTTACAAAAGAAGGAAAAACAATGAGGGAGCCTTTTTGATTTATTTCAGTTGCAATGTGTTTACCTTCTCCTCCTCCATTAGTAAAATCCAGTTCAAGTTCTCCTCCTTTAAAATCTTTAGGATCAGATAACAAAATAATAGAGCTTAACTTTCTTATTTTTCCCACAAAATTCGGGAACGAATCAGCTGGATAGACACCGTCCCAACTATCCATATGCCAATCATAATGCATGCCTTTTGTGTAAATAGTAAATTGAGCGTCTTCAGTCCAGTCGAATTGAAAATTCCATCCTGCTTTTTTGTTTGCTGCGCGAATGTAAGGAGTGACGGCATCAAACATATATTGTTCTGATAGCCAACAAATCGTTGAGTTTCTTACTTTTTTTAATTGTTTCTTTTCTAAAGCACTTAAAGGTTGTTTTTTTAAATCTCTTTTACGTCCTAATTTACTTTGTGTTCCTGTAATAGCTATCTGTTTTTCAGCAGCTAGTCCTGTTTTTACAACTCGATCTATAAACTCTTCAGAAAAAGCATTATTAAAGTACCAGTAAAAATATTTAAGATTCATTACTTACCGTAGCATCAAATATTCCAATAAAATTATTTATTTTTGAGATCATGTTCTTTCTTTAAGCGCTCTTCTAATGCTAGATTTGTTTTATTTACAATGGCCACTTTTCGCCATGCTGTATTAAGCTCTGCCCTTAGATGTTCATAAGGCTGATTATCTATTTTGCTAACA